TTGACACTATAACAAACGTCGGAGCGCTAGCGGCTGTTGTGGATGGAAAAGGTGGGGTTATGGGGAAGGCGTTGCTGTGGGATTTGTATATAAAACACCAACTAACACATAAAGCCATGATTAGGTATATTTACTGCGAATTAAATGAGGTTAAAGTTTGGTATGAAGAACCTGAAGAGATCCCTCGCGCTATACTAGAGTGCATAATACAGGCTAATGAGTAACTGTGATATAATTACCTTGCGCCTAGAGAATGCAACTCGAAAGGGCGGACTCATTACCCGCCTTGGTAATTCCTTCCAAGTAATGATCAGCCCTAATGAGGTTAATATGCAAAATCAATTTATCGAAAAACCAGCAAGTAAAAAATCAATAGCTTTTAGAAAGCCAGTTCACGGCGTAGGCATTAACGATGCTGATTATGAGATCCATCCGACAATAAACGGCAAGAAGGCTATGTGCAAGTACTATAGATCATGGCACAGCATGCTTGAGCGGTGCTATTCGAAAAAAGTTCAAGCAAGACAACCAGCATACAAAGGCTGCACAGTTTGCGATGAGTGGCTGACGTTTAGTAATTTTAAATCTTGGATGATCAAGCAGGAATGGCAAGGCAAGGCGCTTGATAAGGACATCCGGGTAAAGGGCAATAAAGTCTACAGCCCTGAAACATGCATGTTTGTTACCGCGAAAGAAAACACCGTCGAGGCCCTCGCCAAGACCTACATCTTCAAAAGCCCATCCGGTGAGGTCGTTAAAATCTATAACATGGCCGAATTCTGTCGAAACAACGGATTAAATCAGGGCACTATGAGTAGCGTTCATTCAGGCCGGCGCAGTCAGCACAAAGGCTGGGCATCATCCAGGCTAATGACCTGAAACAAACCTAGCCACCTTCGGGTGGTTTTTTTCGTAACACTAAGGTGAATAACATGCAAAAGCAATACAGAGAAATAAGCAGTAAATATTGGGTTAATTGTGATGACTATTGGTTTGATATTTGTGTTACTTCCGGCGATTACGATACGAGGATTATACCTATCGCTCAAATATGATACAATTAGCGAAATTAAATAACACAATGAGAAACTAATGGCTAATTTAGACACTCAAGAGCAAGACGAAAATAACTTAGCTCAGTACCGTCAAATTAAACAGCAAACAGTTAGTTTGGTCTCGCAATTGCAGGCTGCATTAGGGATATAACTCTCTATGGCATTTGGATTTACTAGAACATTACCCACAGTAGCAGGTTCGCATGTAGACATGCCTATCCTGCTTACTGCGGGCTCGTTTCCTGCTACTGCGATTGATGGCGGCGGGAGTTCTTTCACTAATGGAGGGGGAAACCTAAGAGCATACACGGATGACACGAAGGCAGTAAGACTGTCATTAGATGTTGTTGAGTTTATAGCTGGTGCCACTCCTGAAATTCAGGTGTGGGTTAAGCTGCCTATAGCTGCTACAGGTAATACTATTTACCTAGAGGCAGATGCAGGAACCAGTCAGCCTGCTTTTACAGCTGCGTTTGGTCGTAACTCGGTATGGACTAATTACACATTCGTTTGCCATATGGAATCACTGTCCACTGCTGATAGTTCGGGCAATGTTGTAAGTGCTTTTGTATACAACAATGTGACTGAGGGTAGGGACAGTGAAGGCCGCTTAGGTCTTGTATTTAGTGGTAATGGCTCGATTGACTGTGGCAGTGCATTCTTGCCGTCAGAGTTAGGCCACACTATGGCGACTAGATTCCAGCCCACTACACTTTCCGGCTATCAGGGAATTGTTGGTAACTGGATTAATGGGCACACTGGGCGTGCGTATATTGGACTGAATAGTGCTAATTGGAACTGGGATACCTACTCCGGTGCTGGACAGACCACACCACACAGAGGCGTCAATCTTGTTGGTAGTTTAGTAATTAGACAAACTGGACTGGACAACCTTGAAGGTGTAATGATAACGGAGGGGGCAGTATCAAAGGCCGGTGTAGGCTCTGCCTTTACCCCACCAGATAATGATGAAAACACTTTTATAGGCGGTCTTACTGGTGGTACTAATAACTTCTGTAGTGGTGTAATTAACGAGATTCGTTTCTCCGAAGTTGTGTTTGCTGACGATTACCTTGCTACTGATTTTACTAACCAAGCTGCCCCTGATACATGGGGAACCTCAAGCGCTTGGGTTAACAGTGGCGGTGGCGGTGTAACAATAACAGGGGCGACGGCAAATTATAATTACTCTGGAATATCGGCATCGATTGATTTAACTGGTGAGGTATTTGTAATCGGCGGGACGGCCAACTATGATTATGAGGGAATAACAGTCTCGGTAGAGCTAGGTGCTGAAGTTATAGTAACCGGGCAAGCGGCCAATTACAATTACGAAGCTATAGGCGGAAGTGTTGAGTTGACCGGGCTAATATCAGTAACAGGTCAAACAGCAAATTATAATTATAATGGCTTAGCTGCTGATATAATAATACAAGGATCTATTACGGTAACAGGGAGCACAGCCAATTATAATTACAATACGTTAAATGCTACAATCATACTTCAAGGAGCTATAACTATTAACCCTAAAAACACAATCAGAGTTAAAAGAAACCTCAACACAATACGAGCCAAAAGAAATTCAAATACAATAAGGGTGAGATGATGCCAGCCGGTGATACTAAACTAATGAGCGACACTATCAGAAAAGATAGAATAGGAACATACGCACTAACTGATAATTGGCAGGTGGTGTTTTTTTCAGATACCTTTGCTAGCATCATTTCAACTACGGCAAACCCAACATCAGCAACTTACACGCTGGTAAGTGGTGGTAACTTTGCGGCCAACTACCCCTTAGCTAATGAAGCCATAACAAGATCAGGAGCTGCAATCAAGTTTGATGCTGATGATATAGGCCAGATAGCAAAAAACGCATCAAATCCCGCCATCAAGACCGCTGGGTTGATTAACGCAACTAACAGTAATGACTTACTTCAAGTTTGGGATATGACATCAGACGGAAGCACCGCTGTCGACACCGTTAATAATGATTTTACTTTTAATTTCGGGGCAGGCGGAATAAACACCTTAACCAACACAAGCGCATAAAAAGAAGGAAGACATGAAAAAACCAGCAAAGAAGATTAAGAAGCCAGTCAATAGAAAACCTAAGATGCCCAAGCCATCGAAACCCAAGGGGAGAAGCGGCGGATCGTACTAGCTCACACTAGCCCTTAATAGGGCTTTTATTTTGTGTGGTATACTTAGCTCTAAATAAGGCATTTTTAAGGCATTCATGGCTAATAGTAAAGCAACCAAAACCACAATGACCAAAGTTTCTCGCGCCAAAATTAGAGGGCGTGGCAAGAGTGATCGCACCAAGATACTCGACGCAATGAAACGACAGGGTAAAACCGAAGGGGGTTTTTATGATTTACTCATTGAAAAGGCGTTCAATGCTGAAGATAATTTCACATTCAATGAGTTGTTAAAGCGCTTGTCCCCACTAGCAAAAGCTGTCGCTCCGATGATTGAGTTTAATTTTCCAGATAAGGCAGTGCCGCACAAGCAAGCTATCGCAGTGATGAAAGCTATATCAGATGGTAAAATACCGCCAGATATGGGGACTCTATTTATATCTTCAATTCAATCGATGTTAAAAATACAAGAACTAACCGACTTTGAAGATAGACTAAAGGCGATAGAAGATGCTAGCAAGCAGGATTAGTCGACTCAGTAAGCTTGAAAGCGAAGTGATGTTTTCTCAAGGTGAGTTTAATAAAACGGTAATAGGGTTTGTTAATCCAAAAACCAAGCTATTAACTAGCACCTATCAATTAGTTGGCAAGTGCTGGACGCCAACAATAAAAGAGCCGTCTGCATTTTTCCCCGAAATTGTAAAGCCGATGTTTCTAAATCCGAAAAGATTTATGGCCCTAATTGGTGGGCGAGGCTCTGGCAAGACATTAGTTGAAGGCGATCACGGCCTAATTAATATGCATGACCTTGGCCGGAACATGATGTGCATTCGTGAGTTTCAATCATCGGTTGCCGATTCTGTTCATGCCGTTCTTAGCTCTGAGATAGCGCGGCTAGAGTTAGACAACTCCGACACCACTGAAAGAACAATTAAGTTCACTCACAACAACGCAATGGCCAGATTTATGGGGCTAAGCCGCAACCCTGAATCGGTCAAGTCAGCGTTTGGCTTCCTCGATTGGTGGGTAGAAGAAGCTCAGTTTTTAAGTGAAAAATCATTAAGGGTATTAACACCGACAGCACGTAAAAAACCAAAGCGCGGGCTTCCTGGTAAACAAAAAGAAATCGAAGTTAACGAAATTGATATGGAAGATGTGAGGATGGTGTTTTGTGCCAACCCTTCATCTAGTGAGGATCCATTTAGCCAGCGCTTTATAGTTCCATTTATTGAGGAGTTAGACAGTAAAGGAATTTATGAGGATGATTTACACTTAATAATTAAAATGAATTGGTCTGATAATCCCTGGTTTCAGGAGTCAGGGCTAGAAGCAGAGAGACTTTTTGATTTAAAAAACTTACCTCGATCAACTTATGATTGGGTATGGGAAGGCGGATTTAATGACGACATTGAAAACGGACTTATCAAACCTGAATGGTTCGATGCTTGCGTTGACGCTCATATCAAACTAGGATTTAAACCATTCGGTGTAACAAAGGTTACTCATGACCCTTCAGATCTAGGCGGGGATCCTAAAGCAACCCTAGTTAGGCGCGGCAATGTAATAACCGAAGTTATGCAGCGCACTGACTTAGATGTAAACGATGGTAGTGATTGGGCGCTAGGCGTGGCAATTAACGAAGCGGCTGATCATTATGAGTGGGATGTGGGAGGAATGGGGGTTACCCTCAAGAAGGACGTTAACGCCGCCTTAGCCGGTAAGAATATGGGAGTTCACCAGTTCAACGGGGCATCAAAGGTTGATCACCCTAATACGATATACGAACCATCAGGCGCATCAAACGTTGTTAAACAAATGACCTGGGAGCAAGTTTGCTGTAATTTACGCGCTCAATGTTACCTGAAGGTTAGAGAGAGAATATTTAGAACCTACAAGGCTGTCGTTGAGGGTACGATGACCGACCCGGACAACTTAATATCATTCAGCTCTGAATGCGAAAACCTAAAAACATTAAGATCTGAATTGTGTAGAATGCCAATCAAGCCAAGGTCAGACGGAAGGTTTGAACTGTATACTAAAAAAGAGATGAGAGAAAAGTTCAAGGTTCGATCTCCTAACTGCTCTGACGTGCTGATGATGTCCGAGCGTATACATGGTATTATTAATCAAATTAACAGGTCTCACAGGCCTAAACCTTGCAAACCTATGGGGCGAAGATAAATGCTAGACCATGCTGAACTATTACGGCTTCATGATACAGCTTACAATAATAACTACGATACTCGCCTCAAGGCTGCTGATGACATGCTCTTTGCCTGGGTAACTCAGTGGGATGACACTTATCTGTCTGAGTCTGATTTAGGATATCGTGGCGAGTTTAATATCATTCGTAAGGCTATGCGCCAAATCATTACCGACCTAATATCAAATCCTATCTCGGTTGATTTCGATCCGGTTGATGACACTAACGAAAGTGCCGCCGATATTATGGATGGCATGTATCGCGCTGATATGCGTAACAACACATCGCAAGAGGCCAAGAAGAACGCCAATCAAGAGGCTGTTGTTTGTGGCGTCGCAGCTTGGGAATTACGCAACGAATGGAAGACAAACAGATTAGGCGACGAACGCCAGGTAATAAAGCGTTATCCGCTATATGAAGCTAACAACAACGTCATGTGGGATCCTAACGCTAAGTTACTGGACAAGTCTGATGCTTTCTTTGTTTCGTGCCTCGTTGCTTATTCTGATGACGGGTATAAGAAACTAAAAGAAGATCTAACCGGCGATGATGATATTGATGCTAGCTTTGCATTCCCTGAGCACAGCTACACCTTCCCCTGGTTAAGCGAATCGAAAAAGATATTTGTTAGCCGGTTCTTTCACAAAGAAGAAGTGACCGAAAAGTTTTTGACTTACGTTGATATGTTCAATGAAAAAATATCAATTGAAAAGTCGAAGCTTGCCGAGCGAGAAGAAGAATTAGCGGAACGTGGCGCAAAATTCGTATCTGAGAAATCAGTTAAGCGATTTAAAATCACTCGTTACATTGCAAGCGGCGAAGGCATTTTAAAATCAAGCGTTGTTCCTGGTGAGCACATTCCGGTGATCCCTCAATATGGGGAGCGTCAATTTGTCGAAGGCGAGGAGCATTACGAAGGTATTGTTAGGCTGGCTAAAGATCCACAACGCTTAAGAAACTTCCAAATGTCTTACCTTGCCGACATTGTAAGCCGCAGCCCAAGAGAGAAGCCTATATTCACTCAAGAGCAGATCCAAGGCTTCGAAGATATGTATGAGCAAAGCGGGGCAGAAAATAACCTTCCTTACGCGCTGCAAAACGCTTTAGATGCTAATGGCGATGTTTTACCTGTAGGCCCAGTTGGTTACATAAAAGCGCCAGAAATCCCACCAGCTCTAGCTATGTCGATGGGTGAGAGTCGGGCGGCAGTTGATGACGTTGCTGGGGCCGGTCTGCCTGCTGACATTACCGATGTTGACATATCAGGTAAGGCGTTGAACTCACTTAATAAGCGTTTGGATATGCAATCGTACACCTACCAGGACAATCATAAGTTTGCCATGCGCCGTGATGGTGAGGTTTATGCGTCAATGATGCGCGACATCAAAGACGTTGAAGAAGATGTTGTGCTAGTTAAAGTTGACGGGTCCAAGTCTAAAGAGGTGATCAACAAAGCCAAGGTAACATTTGACGATAACCTGGGCGTTGTTCACGGCATTGAAAATAACATTCAGGAAATGACGTTCGATGTTTACGCAGACATTGGTCCCGCGTTTGAGTCAGTCAAGGCCCAGAACAAAGAAGAGATTAAAGAGCTTCTTAATTCATTGCCACACGGAACGCCTGAGCACACTATACTGCTTAACGAATACCTAACAATGACCGATGGTATGGCGTTTAAAGATTTACGCGACTACGGCCGCAAGCAGCTTATTATGATGGGAGTCAAGAAGCCTGAAACGCCAGAAGAAATCCAAATGGTTGAACAGGCACAGCAAGAGCAGCAAAACAAATCCAACCCTGAAGATACTTTGATGAAGATCGAAATGCTCAAGCAAGAAACACTTATGCTTACTCAGCAAAATAAAGCACAAGAGCTGCAGCTTAATATGGCGAAAGCTGAAGCTGATGTAATAGGCAAGGATAAAGCGCTTAGCTCTAAACTCGCAGTCGAATCGGCTAAAATAGACCAAGGGCAACAGAAGATTGATAACGATGCTATCGACAGTCGGTTCAAAAACCCCCTTGAGTTGGCAAAACTTGAACTTGAAGTGGGTCGAGAGTTGAATGCTGAGTTAAAAAACAACCAAAGCCTGATGCAAAGAATAAACTAATTAACTAGCCTGCTTTACATGCGGGCTAATTTTTACTAAACTAATTGCAATTAATGTTAACAAGGTGCAACTAATGAATAGCTGCGAGAAACTACTAAGGGCTTTTATTGAGGCTCAGGGTTATGAGGTTGAAGAAGTCAAAGAAAGGGTAAACCTTAGTATCATTGGCGATTCCAGAACGCTCATGACCGTTGATTATAAAATAACCAAGAAACCTTTTGATATAAACTCAGAAGAATATACAGATGAAATGTCAAGGCTGCATTCGGTTATAAGGGAGAGCAACGAATATAACAGAAGGTTATACCTTGAGAGTTACGACTTAAAAAAAGAATTAGCCACATTAAAGACTGGGAAGGCACACAATGAAAACTTATAAAAGCTCAGACCTAACCCACAAGCGCGCCGAAGTTTTGAAAGAGGCAAAGCTTAACGGCGCTATCATCCAGGAGCGAAACACTAACGGCGAGGTTAGATGTGAGTACGTATTAATATCCAATACCGAAAGCGCCATATGGAAGCTTTATCAAAATAAAGAGATGTCAAAATGATGCATAAACTAATAGTAACTATGTGCCTGATAATCTCAGTGCCTATATTCATGTTTAACATATGGGCTGGCATCGCTTTTATAGCGGTGTGCTGGTTGTGGTCTTACTAATGGCATATAAAGAGGATTTACTAAAAAACCGCAACATCGAGTTTACAAAATACATGGATAGGATTTACGTAGGAGGATCAACCCTTAGCAAGGAGGATGTAGAATTTTTGGTTGAATTAGGTTTTACTTATTCAAAAAGAAATTCAGGTTACGTAGAGGATATTTAATAACACCCAAGCACGCCAAGTAACCAACTAACCACCCCAGCCGGTGGTTTTTTATTGCCTAGATTTTAGTAAGTTGGTCAATTTGACCAAATAGTAGTAGAATAGACTCACACCTATAGAGCTGGTGAATTAACTCTAGTTTTAGTTACCATACTAAGGATAAATAAAAGTGGCCAAATCTCTGAATGAATTGAAAGCGGAAAACGCAGCGGCGGAAGCGGCAAAGGTCGATACACCTATTACTGATGTTAAGGACGATATCAAAGACGAGTATGTCGAAGTTGTTGAAGATGTTAAAGCGGATACAGATAAGACCAAGCCCGAGGATGACGGCGAGGACAAACCTGAATTAGAACCTTGGCAATTGACTGATGAAGCAGAGGCATCAGAAGATGATCGAAAAACTGGTTTCGTTCCTAACCATGAAGCAGCCAAGCGGCGCAAACAAGCGCAAGCATTAAAAGGCGAGCTATCAGAAGCTAAGACCGAGAACGAGGAATTACTTGCACGACTGGCCGCGTTAGAATCTGGCACAGCTAAACCACCACCGCAACAACAAGTGGCAACGGAGAGCATCAAGCCTAAGCGCGAAGATTTCTATGAACATGATGACCCTGATGAAGCATTTACTGACGCCTTAGTCGACTGGAAGCTTGATAAAAGCTTTTCAGCGCAAAGCACTAAGACACAGCAAAGCGAACAGTTAGCCAATCAAACTAGAAATCAAGAAGCACAACAGCAAGTAATACAAAAAAGTTTAGATGATCATTATGGTAGGGCAGCAGAGTTAGTTGCCGACGGCAAAGTATCGGGAGAGTCATACAAAAACGCTGATCGAATGGTCCGCATGAGTATGGACAACATCGTTAAAGGCCGGGGCGACGTATTAACAGACGCGCTTATATCGACACTTAATAGCTTAGGCAAAGGTAGTGAGAAAGTAATTTATCAGCTAGGGGTTAACCCTCTTAAGCTGCAAGAGCTACAAAGTAAATTGATCGCAGACCCATCAGGGTTGACCGCATCAGCTTATTTAGGGCAATTACAATCTCAAATACAAACGCCGGGCAAACGTAGAAGTCAAGCGCCGGCACCAGGCGAAGACGTGAACGGGGAAGGCGGGAGCGGTGGCAAGGGCGGTACAATGCAAAAGCAATATGCTAAGTCCAATGACCCATCAGAGCGCGTATCCATGAAGCGTAAAGCCAAGGCAAACGGTATTGACGTTAGTAATTGGTAACTATAAGGTAAATTAATAATGGCTAGTACAGGTAAGATTGTAGAGGTGCTTTATGAGCAAGCTCTAGAAACATTCGAGACACAAGATCAGATGCTTGATATGGTGTCATTCTTTCA